CATGTAACATTTATCTTCAGAGCGCTGAAGATGCTTATAGCATTCTTACAAAATTAGCTGGTGTTTTTCGAGCTATTACTTATTGGGATGGGGATAGCATTGTTTGTAATGCTGATATTCCACAAGATACCTATTTCACATATACCCGTGCAAATATTATCGGGGAGCCGGATCATAATGGTACACGTGCCCGTGATAGACATAATGCAGTAAAAGTAGCTTGGGATAACCCAGCCAATCACTATAAGACTGAATATGAATTTGTGCGTGATGAGAAAGCCATTTCTGAAATGAAACAGGTGCGCTTACTTGAACTTGATGCGTGGGGGTGCACATCGCGTGGGCAAGCACAACGAGCAGGCTTGTGGGCTTTAAAGTCTGAACAACTTGAAACACGTACTGTGACTTTTAAAGTTGGATTAGACGGCCATATTCCTTTGCCGGGTAAAGTGATTGAATTTGCAGATCCTATTTTTGCTGGAAGAGCAAACGGTGGTCGCATTTCTGCAATTTCAGCAGATAGAAAAAGCATTACTCTTGATCGTGATGACGTTGTTGCAATAGCTGGGGACCGTCTAGTAATTAATGGTGAAAACGGGAAAGCTCAAACACGTATTGTTCAATCAATTGTAGGTAGAGTCATAACTGTTACTGTAGCTTTTGATGAAATTGCACCTCAAAACGTTTGGGTTATTGATGCTCAAGATTTGGCAACGCTTAAATTTAGGGTTTTGTCAGTAGTTCAAAGTGATTCACATCAATTTACTATTACAGCGCTTGAATACAATCCGAAAAAGTTTGATGCAATCGATCATGGCGCTCATTACATCGATGTACCAATTTCAATTGTTAATCCCAATATTCAAGAACCAGTTTCAAATATTGTTATTACAAGCGAAGATCGGGTGGATCAAGGTATTAATGTTGCCACCATGGTTGTG